TACACCTGCGCACCCACCAGCAGGCGCAGGCCTGCATGCACATCGGTGCGCCAGCGTATGCGCACCGAGGCCTTGACCATCGACACCGGTGTATCTGCCTTGATGGCCTGCAGCCCGCTGACATGGCGCACATTAGCCCACACCACGGCCAGCAGCGCCCAGTCATCCGGCAGCGGCTGGCCTATGGCGTCCACACCAGAGCCAGGCTGCTGGATGGTGACGCGGGTATTGAGCGGCAGAGTGTTCACGACTCAGTCCACGCAAAGCTGTGCACACAAAAGTCATCCAGCAGGCCATCCACAAAGCTGCGGGGGAACTCTGCCACCGCGGCGCCAACATGCACGGGGCCAGGGTTGTCGTAAAAGTGCTTGATGCGCACCTTCATCCACAGCTTGATGCCATCGGGCACTGCTGCGGCCAGGCCGTAGCCCGCCACAAACCGCACGGTAACCGCACCGGTTTGGCCCCGTGGCGTTGGCCACACTGCGCCATAGGCGGGGGTTATGCGCGCGGGCTCGCTGGCTGTGTCTACCAGGTACTGGTCTGCGGCCAGGGTTTGGGTGGCGCCATCTGCGTCCACATAGGTGATGTGGGTGACGGACTGCAGGCTTGGCTTGGGCACATGGATAACGCCGTGGCACGGGAAGGCATCCAACTTCAAATCCCAAGTCTGGGTCACCAGGGCGCGGCACGTAATACGCTCTGCAGCGGTGCGGGCGGCCTTGATCAGGCTGACAATGGCCGGATCACTGGTGGTGTTGGTAGCCGGTGCGCCCGCGCCCAAGGCAGCGTCTGCCGTGGTGTCGGTGTAGACGGTTGTGGTGTTGTCGGCAATGGTGGCCAGCAGCATGTAGACCGAGCCACCAGCCGCAGTACGGTACAGCTTGCGGGCTGTGACCAGGGCGCCGCCCACGGGTATGCCGCTCAAGGCCACTTGACCATTTACGCCAGCATCCACCACCGTGACGGCTGCAGACACTGTGCCCGCCTCGGTCTCGCCATCGGCAGTGACAAAGGTGGCGCGGTACCGGTGTGCGCCTGCGGTAACACCACCTGGCGCGGCTGGCGATGCCAGGGCCACGGTGAATACGCCAGGCGCTGGCTCTTGGTTGCTTTGGTCAATGCGGCAATGCACCATGACCTCTGCAACCGTGAGCGGCTCTACTGCTGGCGGGGTTACGGGCACCAGTGCAATCATTTGCCGGCCTTTTTGGCCGCAGTGCGGGTCTCAGCCTTTTTGGGCGCGGTAACCTCGGGCGCTGCGGGGGCGGTGAATTCTGGCGACAGCACAGCCTGCTCCATGGCCGTGGGCTCCAGGTACACGGCATGGCCGCCGGCCACCAGGGCTGCGGCGTGGTCTGCGGGCAGATTGCGCTCATCGCCCGGCTGGTAGTTGCCAGTGGGTCCACATTCTATGGTTGTCATTCGGATACGCATGGTTTTGTCCTTTGGTCAGGTGACCGTGATCGGGTCAATGATCGGAAACACCGGGATCGTCACGCTGTCCGGGTACGCACCCACGGCCAGGCTGGTGTCCACATAGTTCTGCTCGCGGAAGCTGCGCACCTTGACCGTGCCTGATGGCACGCCAGACAGCGTGATGACGATCTGGTTAGCGACGATCTCCACTGAACTGATGGTCAGCAGACTAGCAAAGTCATCATTGCTGACTGCGTAGCCCGTGAGTGCAGACCCACTGATGCCTGACGCGCCATTCAAGTCGATTGCCAGTGTGATGACAGCACTGGCCCGCGATGCGCCAGTGACCAATGGGCCGCGCCCATCGTAGGCCAGCGCACCATACGCCCGGCGCGCAATGGTCATACCTGCACGACGAGCCCACACTACACATGCCGCATTGGTAAAGTGGATGGTGTCAAGCATGGCCAAACCAAGCGAACTGCAGGCCGTCCAGACATCAATACCGTTTTCCAAAGCCGCCATGACTGACCGGGCGGCCTGTGATCGGGTGGTTCGGGTCGAGTCGTTTGTTATCCCGGTGTCTTTGCCGATTACGCGGTTAAACACCATGGCATCGCTGCGCCCGCCAATAGACCGGAATCCGGCTATGAGTAAAGCGTAATCGGCCGCGTATGTCGCGTAGCTACTGAGCGACAACACTTCGGCTTCGCCTTGGCTCCAAAGCCAATGCTCCACATTGCCGCCTATCTCCGTGACAAGCGGGACCAGGATGTTGTCCCAATGGGTGGTGCCAGGCTTGAGGGTGGAAATCGCCTGCGAACTAAAGCCAGCCGCAGCGACACCCACCGGCACGCCCGTGGCATCGCTGAGGCTCTTGGCCAGGCCCACCATATTTGGCTGATACGCCAGTGACTGCGTGGTCAGCTCGTCCATAAATCGACGAACCGGGTAGCCCACATAGGTGGACTGGCCGTTGAAACCAAGAATCTTGTCGTTTCCACCGTAACCAGGCGCAGCGCTCACGGTGCTTAGGTTCGTGGAGTTACTTTGCCCCCAGCACACAATCAAAATGCCCACAGCAAAATAGTTTGATGTGGCGATGCGAGTCTTGCCGTCTGCGCCTGTCCATCCGAAATCTGCAAAATACGGGCCGCCGCTGTCCACGGTAATTGATGCGGACCAGGCTCCGGCGCCCGCAGTTGGCGAGAATGCCGTCCAGTTCTTCACTACCGCCCCTGTTGAGCGTTGGCGCAGGCGGTAGGCCCAGGACACCGGAGTGCCCACGTAGGTACCGGTGAAGGTGATGGCGCGTTTATTGGTCGCGTCCCGACCGTAGAACTGTTTGGGGTCGGCCACCGTTATGTCCAGCTCTTCGACCTTCCAGTCCAGGGCCAGTGCCAAGGGGTAGAAGCCATGGCGCAGACCGGTAGCGCCTGTACGGATCGCGTCTGTACCTACGGCAAACAGCCGGTCTGGGTATGCAGAGGTTGCATCATTAAAATTCTGGAAGGCAACTCGCAACTGCCCGTTGATGTAACAGCGCACGCGGTCGGTCAGTTCAATTACTACGTCTGCGGCGTTTGGAACGCCCTCATATCGGGCAATCTCAGCAGCCACACCGGCAACGATCTTTGTAACGGTCAGTCTCGACGACGCTGGGGCGACGTTGGCATATGTGTAATTGCTGGTGTCTGACCATGCAAGTATCCAGAACTGGTTGTAGTACTGGTACGGCGTTGACGAATCACTCAGCGTTCCGCCTTGCTGCGAGTAGTTGTAGCCAAAGCTGATGCGCCGGTTTTGGGTTGGCGCGGCCGTCAACTGAAATCCGTATGGTGACTCGCCGTTGTTGGCCGTGTTCATTCGGAACATGCCATCGGCAGATTTGATCTTGTCGCCCTTGGTGGCATCGCCTGCGCGGGTCCAACCAGAGCGACCAGTCAGACTGGTGTTGGTGGAGTCTGCCGGGTCGTAGAAGAATGGGTCAGACTGGACGATGTTTAACACAGCCAAAGCAGACTGCGTGAGCTGCGACGGGGCACGCATGGCACCCCGCATGGCACCGCCTATCTGCGGCTTCCAGGCTGTCATTGGTCAGCCTGCACCACTGGTGTACCGCCGCCAACGCTCACAAACCGGTAATCAGCCGCCGCAATCGGGTTGCTTACAACCTTGCACTCGTTGGGCTCAATAAAACCCACCAGGGCCCAGGCTGCGCCGGATGTGTTGCGCCGCTCCAGGCGCACGCCTGCCCCGGTGGTTTGCACAATGAAATCCCCCACAGCAGGGGTAAAGGCGGTTGCCAATTCGGTGGTCAAGGTTGCCATGGGGTGTGATCCTTACGATGTGCGCAGCACGGTCACCGAGAACGTGGCGGGGGTGACGTTGGAGCTACCGCCGTCGTAGGCGATTTCGATCACCTGACCGGCGGTAACGGTGTTGGCGGCTGTGGGTACTACCGACACGCCGGTGCCCGCAGCGGCTGTAACAGCAACCTCCCACGCGGGGGCAGTTACCGAAACCGTTGCCAGCTTGGCCAGCAGTACGGTCTTGGTGCCAGCGTTGGCGCCATGGTTGACGGCGGCCAGGCCGACGATGGTGCCGTCAAACGGGCACACAACGAACGAACTGCCGGCGGTGCCGATGTCGGCCGCGTAAGCATTGAGCACGGCGCGGCCCAGGATGGCGCCGCCGGCTTCTTCGGTGATCTTGCCGCCGTTGGCGACAACCATCTCATCACCGTTTTGTTTTCTGTAGACCTTGGGTCCGTAGCTTGCATCTGGCATGGTGTCAAGTCCTCAAGTGGGTTGAATGAACCGGGGCGGCCTGGGCCGCCCGCAGGTGCTATTGCTTAGGACGAAACGCCCAGACCGAAGGCCGATGCGATGACGGTGGCGTCTTGCGAAGTGGGCTTGAGGCCCGCGCCATACTGGATGGCGATGATGCCGCCCACCACCGCGTCTGCCGCGGTGCGTGTGAGGCTGCCAAAGACGTAGCGCAGCGTGGGCTTGTACACATCGACCATCAGCACCTTGCTGTCAGCGCTGGTGGCGCCTGCGGTGAATGCATCGGTGGCCTTTTGCGTGACGGGTGTAGGGCTGGACACGCTGTTGGCGCTGTTGCCTTTGACAGTTAGCGTGAGCACGCTGCTAGTTGTCACATCACCAGTCATGGCAATGAACAAAACGCCTTCGTAGCCGGACATGTCCAACACGTCGGTAACCAGCTCGGTCTGGGCGGCTGCGGCTGCGGCTTCCACCACGGTGACCTTGATAGATTTGCTGAGATTCATGATTCAGTCTTTCAAAAATGGGGGGGTGATTGGGTGCAGCGCCGCTATGGCGCTGCGGGTTCGGTCGCGGGGACTTAACCCAGCTTGACGCGGGCGAAGGCCTCGGCCAGCACGGGGGCGCCGTCGGTCTCCAGGCGGCCGATGTAGCCGGTCTGGTTGGTCTCTGCGTACAGCTCTTTCAAGACTTGCACCTGGAAGTCCAGCGCGTCAGCGATCCAGTAGTTGCTGAAGTCGCCCAAGATGCCGACGTACAAGCCGGTGGTCATGGTGTTGGGCGCGTATTCGCTCATCATCACGGGGCGGCCCAGCAGGCGGTCTGGCTCGCCTTCGCGCACAGACTCGCGCCACATGTATTGGCCGTCGCCGTCTTTCAGCTTGGAGACCACAGCCAGCACATCGCGGTGGAAGATCCAGTCTGCGTTGTTCCAGTACTGGCCTTTCAGCGAGTACTTTGCAGAAATCAGGCCATCCATGGTGGGGGCAGTGGAAGAGTTGCCGGTGGAAACATCGCGCGCAGTGGTAACGCCGCTGGCAGATGCTGTGAACACGCCCAGTGGTTGGTTGGAGCCAGAGCCAGTAAGGAACGCTTTTTCTTGCGAAACGGCGAACTTGTAGGCCAGGCGGTTGCGCACCAGCGCCTCAATGCCGCCCGACAGGCGCAGCAGGCTGTTGCTGACCTTGAGGCGCTTGGCCAGCGGGTGGGTCTTGAGCTCGCGTTTGCCGAAGGCCATGGTGGAGTCTTCGGAACCGGTGAGGATTTCAGCGGTCCAATCGGCATCTGCCGGATCAGCATCCAGCGAAGGGGAGCCCATGCTATTGGATGTGGTCAAGCGGAACTTGGTGGCGCGCTGGCGGATGAAGACCATGTTGTCAACGGTCTTGATCAGGCTGTCCACAAACTGCTCGGGCGCAACCATGTAGCCGCCAGCGGTGTCGCTATCGGCCTGCAGTGCGCGGGTTTCGGCATCCGTCAGGGAGCGGGCGCCCTGGGTCAGCAGCTTGCTGAAGGCAGCGCGGTATTCGTCAGTACCACGCACACCGGTGGCGCGGGCTTCGGGGTCGGTGGGCTTGCCCTTGCCGGCATCGCGCTGGGCGTCTTTGCTGCGCAGGGTTTGCTCGGCGGCTTGGCGCTCCACCTCGGCCAGCTGTTCTTCGCGAGCGATGCTGGCGCGCAGTTCGTCCTGTTTCTTGAACAGTTCGTCGTATTTGCCGGTTTCTTCGGCGGTCAGGCTGCGCTTTTCAGCGTCGGCCTTGTCCAGGATGGCGCGGGTTTCTGCAACCAGCTTGCCGCGCTGATCGCGCAGTTCGTTCAATTTCGACATTTCATTTTCCTTTCGGGAATAAAAAAGGCCGCTGTGTAGCGGCCAGGTTGATGTGCCCGGAAAGGGCGGGAGAGAATCAGGGGATCAGGGTGCGTCAGCCAGGTCCAGACGGCGGCGCAACAGGTCGGTGCGCCACTGCTCATCTGCAGGCGGGGCGGCTTGTTGCATGGCCTCTTTCATGGAGCGCACAGCAACATCGGTTGCCGAGTAGGCGGGGTATGTGACAGGGCTAACGTCGAGCAGCTCGCACTCCAGCAGGGTGCGCACCCATTCACCATCGACCTTGGCCCACTTGTCGCTGATGGTGTAAAAGCCAAAGCTGCACTGGTTGACATCGCCGCGGGCGATTGGGGACATAACCATGTCGCGCACCAACTGGGTATCGGGCGCATCCACCTCAAATGCAAGGCCCGCGCTGTCTTCAGACAGGCGCAGCGTGCCGGCTTTGTTGCGGCCCAGGACGATGTTGGCATCGTGATTCCACAGCGCGCGAATGTCGCCCGACTGGATGGTCTTGGCGAAGGCGCCGGGCGCAATGCGCTCGCGGAAGCCGCCCAGGTCTTCGGACAAGGTGTCGAACTTGGCGGCGTGGCCGGCTATCTTGGTAGGTGCGGCTTTGTCATCGGCAGAGACTGCGCGCAGTTCTGCGGAAAACGTGCGGGCTTCGCGTTGCTTGGTGGTCATGGTGTATTGCCTTGCGTGGGTTGCTGGCCGTTTTTGCCGAGTGCTTCAATCAGCTGCACTACAGTCATGTTTTGTTGGATGGTGAAGTCATCCATGCCCTTGTCGGTGGAGCGGTTTAGGCTTTCCAGTGCCCGCACTTCGTTTCGGGTCATGTACCCGTTTTGCAGGGCCGATGAGTAGGAGGCGGATCGCGCTGCGCTGTCTGCGCGCATCAGGCCGTCCAGGTTGAATTCGGCGCAGTGGTTGTCATCGCCATCGAACAGATCGCGGCGCATGGCCTGCTCCCAGCGCACGGCGCCTGGCAGTATGGTGTCGGTAACGAACTCGATGCCCTGGTGCTCGATGTTGTTGTTGGTGCTGCGCTCCAGGTCGGCCACCTTGTGCGGGGGCACACCCCAAATGCGGCAGATTTCTGGGATTTGGAGCTTGCGCAGCTCGACAAACTGGGCGTCTATCGACGTCATGCCCAACTCTTTCCAGTCCATGCCATCCTCCAGGATGGCGGTTTTGCCGACGTTGCGCAGGCCGCTGTTGGCCTTTTTCCACGACTCCAGCAGGTTTTTGCGGGCGGCGTCGTCTTTCATGGTTTTGCCGGCGGCCAGGGTAAGCACGCCGCCCAGGCGGGTGCCGTTGCCAAACAGGCGGGCACCATGTTCTTCTGCCGCCAGGGACAGGCCGATAGCCTCACGGCAAGCGGTTACCGGTGACAGCGGGGTGCAGCCATCAGCATCCAGCGCCATGCCGTGCATGAAATGCATCTCGCTCTGCAGGATGATGCGCGATGCGCCATTCAGCGGGGTGTACTCAAACGCCAAATAGCCATCGGGCGCGCGAAATGGGCGCACGCGGTCTGGGTGCAGGGGTATGAGTTGGTCAACGGCGTTGCCACCGCTGCTGATGATTTCGCTGTAGCAGCGGTTGCGCAGGGCGAAGTGCCCGGCCATCATCTCGCGCCATTCAAACGAGGTTTGGTACTTGTTAGGGCGGCTGTGCAGGAGCTTGTACCGTGGGTGCTTTTTGTCGATTTCCTTGTTGCCGTTGTCCAGCTCCAGGAATACATGCAGTGGCAAGGTGGCGAATGTTTGCGCCAGCAGTTGCACACAGCGGTACACCACGGTGGATCGCATGGCCGTGTCTGGCGTGATGGTTAGGCCGGTGGAGCTGCTGCCCATGCCGCCAAACCATGCAGCCAAAGCCGGGTCACGCGGATGGCCCGAAGCCACAGAGCCCGAGCGCGACTGCAGGCGGTCAAGGATTCCCATCAGTTAAGCCCCAGCCACGCGACCGACAGGCCGCAGAAGATCCACGCCGCAGGCGGGTAGATCAACGCAATGCCGTAGCCAGCAGACGCAATGCCGCCAAACACCAGCACATCGCGCAGGTTCACATCAGGAACGATGCGCGCCAGGGCGGCAGTTAACCGGCCTTTCAATTCGCGTAGTTTCATCCTGAGAAAATCCCTTGTTCGTTGTAAATATTGCCCACCGTGGCCTGGTTCACAGAGCCCACGGCCATCACGCTGGCCACCATCAAGTCGATGCGGCCGGTGGCCTTTTCTTTGTCCAGCTTGCGGTTTTCGGCCGCGTCCGAAGTAATCACCGCGTTGCTTGCGCACCAGGTCAGCACCGGGTTGCCGGGGTGCACCACTTCGCCATTGAGCAAAGCGGTTTCAAATGCCTCTACCGCTGGGCTCATGTCCTTGTAGCCCTGGCCGAATGGCTTCATTTCTGGCAGCTGTATGTCGTTGTCAGAGGCCAGAGACTTCAAATCTTCTATGCGCCAGCGGTCATAGCCAACGGTTTGCAACTCAAAAAAGCTGCTCAGCTCCACCAGTTTCTTGATCACCACCAGCTTGCTGATGGCTCGGCCCGGCGTTGTCTCCAGATAACCAGCGGCACGCCATGCCAAATAGGGCACGCGGTCCAACTCTTCCTTGCGCTGCAGGCCTTCTTCTGGCAACCAGGCAAAGGGCACCAGGCGCCACGGTTCGCCGGGTTCAACGGGCTCGATGTACAACACCAAGCCAGTTAAATCGGTCGTGCTGGATAGATCCAGCCCGGCCCACGCGCGCCGGCCGCGGAACTCGCGCCAGTCGTATTCACGCGCGGCACCGAGCCAAATGTCAGCGCTGATCCACGGGTTCGTGGCGTCGGTCCACTGGCAAAAGTTCAGGCGGCGCACCAGCGCCTCTTTGCTGGGCATGCCCCGGGCTTCCACCACCTGCTCGCGCAGGTATTTCATGCCGGGCAGGTTGGCACCCTGCAGGCTGGGGTTTACTTTTGCCCAGCACTTTTCATCACTGAAGGGGTCGTCTCCCTCATCGAGGCTACACACGTAGCCAAAAAATGCGTCGTCTACCATCGTGCCCGCCGCAACTTTGCAGGCGTAGTCGTGGTAATTCCAGCAGGCCGAGGTCTTGCTCGCGCCGCTGTTGGTGATCATGAAAATCAGCGCTTGGCGCCGACTCTTGGTGCCTGCGCGCATCATCTCCACTACCGTGTTGTTTCGGTGTTCGTGGATTTCGTCAATCAGCGCCATGTGCGGGCGCGGTCCAGACTGGCCATCATCCGCACTGATGGGGCGAAAGAAGCTGCCCTTCTCAAAATACGCAAGGTTCCAGACGCTTTCACCAACGCCCGACGGTTTGAGCCGCTTGTGCAGTTCGGGCGAGAGCTTGTACATGGCCACCGCATCGCGGAACAGCACCATGGCCTGGTCTTTTTTGGTGGCCGCTGCGTAGATTTCAGCCCGGGCTTCATCATCTGCAGTGAGGCCAATCATGCCCACACCGGCCGCCAAGGGGCTCTTGCCCGAGCCCTTGCCGGTCTCTACATAAGCCACCCGAAAACGCCGGTATCCGTCCAGTGTTTTCCACCCAAACAGACTACCAACAATGAACTGCTGCCAGTCCAACAACACGAACGGCAGACCTTCAAACTCGCCGCCATTGAGTTTCAGGACATCCCGATAAAACCCAATAGCCCGCAGCGCCGCCTTCTTATCGAAAAAAATGCCACGAGTGTGGCCGGTTTCAAGGTCGTTCAGATGCCGCTGACACGCGGCGCGCACTTGCGGCCCCGCTATTTTTTTGCCTGCGACAACCGCCTTTGCATACTTCGTGACCGGATCAGCTGAAGTAGCTCGCGGTGCCGCCTTTGTCGTTGCCAAACAAATCTCCCTGTGGCTGCAGCGAAATGCCGGTGCGCGCCCGTGGCGTCATGCCAAATTGAGTGAAGGCGGCCATGGCCTGCTTGAAATACATGCTCTGGGCACCAGGCCACGGTTGGCAACATTTACAACGAACAAGGGATTTTCTCAGGATGAAACTACGCGAATTGAAAGGCCGGTTAACTGCCGCCCTGGCGCGCATCGTTCCTGATGTGAACCTGCGCGATGTGCTGGTGTTTGG